CAAAGAGTGTTTCTGCTTCTAGTTCGTCTTCAACGATTTCTTCGTCTTCAACGTCTTCTGCTACGACTTCCTCTTCTTCTTCAACCTCTACATCTGAATCTAGTTCTTCTACTTCGTCATCAATCTCTTCAACTGAATCTAGAACTTCTTCTTCGCCTTCTGGTTCAACTTCGTCTTCTTCTTTGTAAACGTTTCCAGCATTGCTAGATTGATTTACAACAGACTGAGCGTCTTCAGAACCGCTGTAGTTAGGTGCCTGACCAGCTCCTGAACCTTCTAGTCCAGGTGCTTTAGAAGCTTTACTTGATGCTGCCTGTCCTACTGGGCTTGTTAATCCACCTTCAGGATTGCTAGAACCGCTTAGGTCTTGCATCTCTGGATTAGGATTAGAGTTTCCTTGTAGGGGAGGTTGAGCGTCACCATTGTTCTTCTTATCTAAAGGACGGTGGGCATCCGCAGAGGATACAGGCAAATTAGCTTTTGAACTGCCACCTTGCATAGGTGGTTGTTGATCTCCAGCAATCTGCTCGTCTATTACTGCTACGGTATCGTCTTGTAACTTACCTTCAAGCAGTTCTCTGATTTTGGATTCTACTCCCATGTCTTTCTCCTTTTTTAAAGTCGGATTATATATTAATATATAGTATTAATCTAATATATTTATATTTATTTAAATTTTGGACAGTTTATCGATAAAATTTGAGAAAACTTGCATCTTTTCTTCTTCTAAATCCGCTATATTGGCTCTAGAAATAGTGCTTTTAGCTTCCTCAATATCTTGTTCTGTCCATCTCCCATTAACAAAAACCCATTCTTTGCCCTCCATAATGCCGCTTACAAAAGCGTCTGGAGCACTAGGATCAGCAACAATATCTGCTGCAGTGGCAAGCATAAAGTCATCTTGGACTTCATTTATGCCGTTTCGCTCTTTGAGACTACCTAAACCACGTGAACTAACACCTAGTTGAGCACCCTCGCTAATGAGTTCTTTAACAATACGGCCCATTGGGGTATCCATAATTTTGGCTTTACCTATCCAATTGTTACCGTCTTCCCTGAGTTCTGTTATCATATGAGATACTCTGTCTAAATTAACTGTTGGACCGTCAGGATGACCTAACTCTCCATAAGCTCTTTTAGTATTAACGTTCTCATTTACATAACGTTGCACTTCTCGTTGCATAATCTCTCTAGGGTAGACTCTGCCGTTCTTGTTCTTTAAATCTGATTGTAAAAATACACCTTCAATGAATACATTAGGTTTCTTAGGATCTTTACTTTCTTCTGTTAAGTATGAAATACTTTCGTTAAATTCTTTTATTAATCTCATTATCCTAAGCTTCCTCCGTTGTATACATCACCACTATCATTAGTGTCTAATGGTGCGTTTTGATGTTGTTGACTTCCGTATCCAGAAACTTTAGCACAATCAATGATTACATTACCGCCGGCTCCCCCTGCGATAACTACTTCTATATCTGATGTGTTTTCTGAATTGTCGGAAAAGCCATACATATCTAAAGTGCCTGACTCCATAAGTTCGTATAATACGACGGAGTTACGTTGCACTTTTGCACTAGCTCCACTTGATAGCGTCCAATGTAGTCCATTTATATTTACTGCTGGGGAGCTTTGCGTTTCGGACGACTTCTTTAGTGTTGTTGCTAGAGCTATTGTTCCTGTCGCTGCAGTCCCCCTGACACTAATCACACCCTGGACTTGGGTCAATTTTAATGCGTTTACTGTGACTGCCATGTTTTTTCCTTTGTTTTAAAGTTAATATTTTTTAGCAGGCTTCTTAGCGTGACTGCCGTGAGAGCCTTCTTCTATGATTTCAACATTTGGATCATTCACGTCAACTGTTTCTATACCGTGTTCAAACATAACTTTATACCAGGACACTTTACCGTCTACTGGCTCTGCGTGTTCACCTATAATAGGTGTTCCCTCGTTCCATTCCTTATGGAATATCTTGCTTGCGCACATGTGAGAGTCACCTTCTAATGAACCTTTTGCTACACCATCGATAGACTTCTCGGTAACAAGTCCTTCTCTGAATTCTTTAAGTGTTTTCATTGTTCTCCTCTTTATCTACAGGTATGCCTGTCTCTGTATTTATATCAACTAAGGCGTCTTCGAGACTATCTCCTTGGATTGGTTCAGTAGGGACAAGTCCCATCTTCTCAAATTCTTCGATGTCTGAACCATCTCTATCTCCAATAGTCTGTCTAAATATATCTTTAGCAAGCTCTACCTTACGATTGTCTAATGCCTCGATACTCCTATCTCTCATTAGATCGTTAAAATTATCTTGAACATCTGATGCTTTACCAGCAATCATATTGTCCAACATGCCGTTTGTAGTAGGACCCTCATGGGTAACTACTTCAACTTCATTGTTCTCATTATCTGCCATATTTATGCTCCATTATCTGGGCCAGGTTCAGGAACTCCTTCGCCGGCCGGTCCTTCGGGTCCTTCAGGTGAGTCTTGTTGGACTGCACTTAATGGACTCCATTGATATTGTCTTTGATATTGAGGCTCACTTAACAATTCTGTTTCGATTGTCTCAATCTCTTCATCAGTAAGCTGTAATACATTCTTCTGAATATAGCGCTTACTAAAAAATGTTCCTATGTATGCTGCTAATCCGTTTAATACTTCTACTCTACTTCTTAAAATCTCTTGATCTTTAGATTCTGTATAGTATGCATCAGTAGCAAATTCATATTCTAGGTCGTTTTTAATTCCGTCCCAGTCTTCTTCTGTCATAACACCTTTTAGTAAAAGCTGTGTTCTTAAAAGATCACTTAACATAACTGAGAACTTCCTTCTTAACTTGATGATGAATTTTGTAAACTTCATCTCGTCTCGGTTTATCTCAGCTGCTCTACCAAAATTTAATCCTGCCTGTTGTTCTAAACGTGATACTGGAACATTCAATGCTTGATACAGTTTACGTTGAAAATATTCTACGTCTTCTATTTGCCCTAGGTTTTGTCCTGCTGGCAATGTATCAATTTGTGTTCCTGTCCCGCCGTCCCTTCTAGGTAACCAGAAGTCTTCCAACATAGACATAAACTTCTTATCATCACGTATCTCTCCTGTGTTAGCATCGTAAACAAGTTTATTTCTATACCTGTCCATGATGTCTTTTAGATATTGTTCTGCCTTCATCTTAGGCAAGTTACCAACATCTACATAAAAAATACGTCTTTCAGGAGCTCTTGTAATCCTATAAATGACTACTGCGTTCTCCATCATTCTTAATTGGTTTGCTGGTCTAATGGCTTTATGTAGATAAGATAAAGGTATGTTTTTATCTTGATCTACTAAACCACTAGGTGCATATGTTATAGCATCCTTTGTAATCTTCAAACCCTGTTGATTCTCGGGTGCTACATATGCTCCAGGTTTTTGTGTTACACCTTTATCATTATAGATAAAGTATTCTTCAACACTCTTAACCATTTGAACTCCGCTTGGATTTTTCTCCTTACGAATTTCTCGGACTTTCCTAATTTTACGAGGGTCGATATATCTAATATCTGTTATCCCTTGTTTAGGATTTTCAAGGTCTATAACCTTGTGGAAGTATACTCGTCCATCTATATACCACCTACGGAAGTAGTCCTGGGCTCTGTCCTTAAAGTCCAGGATACTTTTAATTTCCTCGAATTCACTTAGGATTTTTTTCTTAACTGCTGACGATAATTGGACATCGTCTACATTAAGTTCTACTGGCGATTCGTTTTCTAACTGTGCAATAGATTCATTTATAATATCCTCTACTGCTGTATCAACATCTGCCATCATGGCAATATCTCGATACCTTTTTATAAGTTCTGCTTCGGTTTGTGCAACACCTTCCAAATCCATGTAGGTGCCATAATAACCACCAGCTCTTATACTCTCAATCGCTGTATCTTCGGAGGGGGCTACAAAACTCTTCTCGCTTGTAGCCTTTTCCTTCCTCTTTATTTCAAATCCAAATAAATCCATAATTTCCTTAGCCTAAAATTTTAGACGTATCGAACACCTTACTTACGGTATTCGTAATCTTGATATTGGAACGTAACAGTATACTCTTCCAAGATATCGTTCTGTGCATATTGTAATGCAATTTCTGACAAGTTGATTGGGAATGCCTGGTTGAGTTGCCAAGTAGCTAGAACTTCATCGTTTCTATCTAAATGTTCAATCTCTATCATAGCGCCGTATTCCTGGAGGCTTAAAGCTCCTTCGTTATCGGCTCTACCATTCATTGCATCCATCCACTCTTCAAAAGCTGAACGTAATCCAAAGTTGGAAGCGTTTACTACTGTTATAGTCCACGGATCAAATATTCTTTCGCCTGCAAATTTAACTTCCCTGCCTCTATACTGGATAATAGCTGGGTTCACTGTGGATGCTGGTGCTGCTGCTCCAGTAACCAATAAGTTATCTAACCCATCTAAACTCAATCCACTCGGGCAAACAGAAGGCCAATTGATTCGGACTAAGAACTGGTTAGGTCTTACCCCACCTTCTCCTAATCTCGATCTAAATGCTTGTATGTCTGGCATGTCTTTCTCCTATACCTTTATTTATACGTTACCCGCCAATCTCATCAAATGAAACACCAGTTCTGGTAGCGATAAAGTTAAGTTGTATGAAGTTGATTGACTTAGCTGGCTTCAAGAAGATGTCAGCTACGAATTCATTCCTGTCAATAACTTCGCCTGTATTGTTACTTTCATTACAGATAACTTTAAAGTCATACAATCCTCTACGTCCTTGAACGTCTCTGAGGAAAGGTGTAACTAATGATGTGAATTGAGACCTAGTAAATGCGTCGTTAAATTCAAACAATTGGAATTTGGCTGCTGCTGCAATAGCTTTTTCTACAACCATAAACAAACGTCTCACGTTAATCCTGTTGAAAGCACTAGATGCTGCAAGCATAGTTTTGTCACCTAGTAATACAATACCAGAACCTGGTTTGTTAATTACTGGATTGACACCTGCTTGATATAAGTCATCTCTGTTTGCTTGTGTAGGACTAAATGCTAGTTTAACAGCGTTTTTAATAATACCTCTGTTAAATCCTGCTGGTGAGAACCACGGATCTGCTACGTTGTCTGTGTTTACACATAGACCTGCAATGTCTCCGTTTAATGGAACCCATCTGTAAACGTTGTTATATCTATCATACATATACTTATAGTTACCGTCCATTACAGAATATGATGTTCCTGTTAATGCGTTTCTATTAGCTACTATGCTTGTTACCTCAGAACCTGCGTTGTTTACAACACTTGATTTCTGTGGTGATACAAAACATATACAGTCTTTTCTAGATCTAGCTACGTTGTCTTGGACATATTTTTGATCAGTTGTTCCAATTGCACCTGTTATTATTAGACTTACGTCTATTGTTTCTTTGTCTGCAAATAGTAAGTATCCTGCTTGGATATCTCCACTATCTGGAGCGTCATCTACACCACCTGATAAGGATACTACAGACTCGCCTGCAGTATAATCTGATGTAAACGTTTGACCTGCTTGAGCATTACCCCAAGTAGAATCTCCTGCTGGATGGTCTGTCCAATAAATGTATTTGGATTGTGAGTTAATCACTTCCTTGTAAAATATTGATTCACCATCGAGTCCTCGAGCGTCTGATGCTTTAGATAAGCCTTCAAACCTTTCAAGAACAGTATTTCTTGTTCCTGTAAACAATCCATCTTCATCAATAACGATTATATGTAATTCGTCATTTGCACCACCTTTTAACAAAGTGTTAAAAGAAGTTAAAGGTGCTGTGCTGAAGTTGTCTTTGTAGAGCCAATCGGAAGCTAATACAGCTGTTGCTGCTGCTCCTGAACCGCCTCCGCCACTAAACGAGATAGTAGGTGCTGAAGTGTATCCATTACCTGCGTTAGTAATTGTAACTGCTGTTACTGCACCGCCCGATACTGTAGCTGTTCCTGTAGCAGTAATACCGCTAGTAGGAGCACTAAATGTTACTGTAGGAGCTGAAGAATATCCAGAACCTCCTGCTGTTACAGTTGCGCTTGCTACTGAGTTATCGTCGTAATTACTATAATCCGCAAATGACACTTTAAGAGAGTTTCCTATAGCGCCTGGATATTTAGCTGCCCACATACCGTTAGAGCCTTGACCAGTTGAGTGGTTGTTCACATAGTCGTCATCGTTTTTAATTAACGTTGCTGAACCTGATGCTACTGCATTAAGTGCTGCGTCGTCATCTAAAACTCTGACTACTTTCAAGTTATTACCATAAGCCAAGAACGATGCCGCTGTTAGCCAGCCTTCTGCATTTGCATCGTTAGGCTCGAAGAACCTTTCTACAAGTTGGTTCTCAGAACTTATTGTTGTGACCTCTCCTGCCGGACCCCACTGAAAGTCTCCACAGTATGCACCTGTTGTAGATGCAACACCTGGGACTACACTGGTTAAATCCTTCTCAGAAACTAGGACACCTGGTGATAGCTGAAATGCCATGTTTTTCTCCTCGGTTTATATTATCTTATGAATGACACAAGTTTTTTAATATCATCAATCATATTTATAAATGGCAGATATTAGACTCTCCTTTTTGTGTAGACACATGTTTTTCTTTGTGTAGACACTACTCTGTTCGAGACCTGGGTGCTACCTGGCCTATCAAATTCTTCAATTTCTTTTGTAAGTTCTTAGGATTATATGCGTCGTCTGTCAACCATAAATCTCCGTCCAATACTTCTACTTCTTCTTCTTGGCCTGTTACCTTAATATAAGGAGTAAGGTTAGATTCTATATCACCCATTTGTTGTTTATATAACCCTTCTCTTGTATTAATGTCAGTCATCTCTTTAAAGAACTGCTGACTAGATAACCAACCAAATAAGACTAAACACATAACCAAGTCATCATGATAACCCTCATCTGCCTGATATGTATTAGCCTTCTCTGTAAAAGTTGATATTTCATGTATTATATGTTCATCAAATACCAACAGTTTTTGTTCTTCTAGTAAAGATTTAAATGCAAAACAGCCTTGCCTCTTAACTTGTTTAGATGTTGTAACACCAAACTTCGTTGATTTACCAAAGCCAGGACTTACATATTGTTTCTGTTGCTCATTTACTGTGCTTAATATGTTGTCGTATTCTATTTCTTGGTGCAATATCTCTACTACTTGTTGTCCTATATCGTTTACCTCTACTAATATAAAGGCATTGTTATAGTCTTTACCTACTTTTCCGATTATATCTGGATATAACATAGGCGCTATTTTGTTGTCTCGATACTTTGCCACTACTTTATATGGCATTTCTGTTATATCTACGACTACAAAAGCAGAAAAGTCTCCGCCTATTCCCCTAGAAGTATCTACTGTTATTGCGTAAAAGTGATTTTCTTTAGGTGCCTCATATATATCTAATCCATTATTTTGAAACTCTGGGTCTTTAGTAGATAGTCTTTGTATTGTTTGTGCGTTTATTAGTGTGTTTGTAGAACCTAGGAACTCACACATAACCTCCTGGTTAAACTTAACATCTCCTAGTAATTGTTTCTGTTCTTCTAACCACTTATCATCTCTACCTGGTATCTCATAGTAAGGTATAAACATGTTTTCAAAACCGTTTACGCCTTCTACAGATTCATTCCAGAACTTCCAGAAGTGATTGTAACCTAGTGGTGTAGATGTCAATAGTATTTTTGTTGTCTCACCAGCAGAAATCGTTGGATAAACAGAAGTAAAGAACTCATCTGCAACGTTGTTAGGTATGATTGCTGCCTCATCAATGTATAGCCAGTTTACAGATTTACCCCTGATAGCTGCTGCTGTGGTTGCTGCTGTTAATACTTTACTATTGTTTTCTAGTTCTACGTCTCCCTTATTCCACGTCTTAACACCTTGTTGCATCCACAAAGGCAAATTCTCATACATTATTTGATATCTGTTTAATACTTCTCTTGCAGCTGCTGATTTGTTAGCCATAATAGCTACAGTTTTATCTTCTTCAAAGATTGTATAGTGTAATATACACGCTGCTGATGTTACTGTTTTACCCTGTTGTCGTCCTTCCATTAACACCACACGTCTGTTTTTCATTATACAATCTACCTTTTCTTTTTGGCAATCGTATAATTTAAATGGTTGTAAACCTCTATCAAGTGTAATAATTTTTACATACTTCTCTATAAAATATACAGGATCTTCCTTACATCTAACGTATTCTTCTATTTCTTCTTGTGAGAAATCATGCTGATAACCTAATGGTTTTAAATTAGGATTACCGTGATAACTATTACTTGCTTCTGTCATCTGGTGTAACGTCTATTGTTTTTCTGTCTTCGTCCTTGATAGCTTTTAATAAGTCCTTTGTGCTACCTACGAATAAATTGTTCTGTGTTTTTATCTGTCCTTTTTTAGGATCGTCTGCTGTAACTCTTTTCTGTCTTTCATGAACATCAATCATATCTTTAGCATTGTCTTGTAAATTTTTAATTAGACCTCCTGCCACTTCGTATGCTCTAGGTTGATCAGAGTTTCTTGCTATATGTAATATGCCTTCAATAGCCTCAGCATTGTATGCCTCAGCCTGTTTCAACATACTTCTAGCATATTGTAAGTCTTCTTCTTGTTGTTTTCTTAGTAAAGTTTCTTTATCTTCTTCTGACATATCTACAGCAGGAAGTTGTCTCTCCTCCTGTGTCTTTCTAAGGTTTTCTTCTAGTGCTTTGGTTACTTCCTTTGTATTGAACTTTT